GGTGTCCCTGACTATACGTTCGGTGTTTGTTGTAAAGGACCTGTATGGCCGGCAACTGGCAAAAAGGAGTAAAGACCCGAAAATAATTACACTTACCGGACCTTTTTTTCGAAGCATGGAATCTTTACTGAAGAGAACGAAAAAACCGCCGCAAATAAATACAGAAACTTCCGTCAGGGTAGATTTTTCCATAAACACCAGGATAAAACAAGTTATTAAAATTGCCAGTCCAAGAACTGTCGTTTTCCAATTTTTTAAAATCCTATCGATCATACTTGCTTGGTTTTAAATTCGTTTTTGACTGAGAAACAAGGGCAATCCTTATGTACTCCGGGTAAATCGCGGTGTCCGGTGATTTCTGCCTGTGGAAATTGTTGTTTCAGACTGGCAACCAGATCGTACATTGCTTGTTTTTGTTCCGGTGTCCGGTTGTCTTCAGGCTGATTATTGTCTCCTTTTCCTCCGGCATAGCAAATACCGATACTGTTTGTGTTGTATCCGGCGGCGTGCGCTCCTGGCTTTTCTATCGGGCGGCCCTGCTCTATCGCGCCATCGCGGCGGATGACATAGTGATATCCAATGTCGTTGAATCCGCGCTGAAGATGCCACTGTCTGATTTCGTTCACACCGATGTCCATCCGCGCATAGGTGTCCGAACAATGGATTACGATAAGGTTAATTTTTCTCATGTTTCCTGCGTTTAAGGGTTTGAATTATTTTAATGCACCACCAAATCAGAGCCAGGATCGGAACCAATGTTCCGGCAAGCTCACTGACATTGCGGAGACTTAACCAGTCGTTTACCTTAATCCAAACAAAAAAGCTGTTCAGGCCGACCCCTATGCTGTTATAGAGGTAATTCCATAGGTATATGATGTGTTCTCTCATTGCCAGGTAGTTTTTTTGTTTTTATTATCCCGGATCAGCGGATTGGTATTTGTCGCTCCGGACAGATGTTTCTGAAGCTCGCGTAAATATCTGTTTGCCATATTTCTGTATTTTGAAACCAATGTGTTGACCAGGATTGTATCCGGTGGGTTCTTTTCCCGGATACCGTCGGCTGCGACTCTTCTTTCCATCCAGATTCCGGCATTGTCTATGTTTACTCCCATATCTTCCATGGCGTAGGCAACAGCCAGACAGACAATAACAGGGCGAACCAGTTCGATGGTGCGTTGTTGTTGATCTGAAATGGTGCCTGATAACACTGCCTGCCGGAGTTCACTCAAATCAACGATATCGGATATATCCAGATCCTCGGCCCGTCTGATAAAAGCTTGCAAATAACGGAATACGATATGTCCTATTGGTTTGTAATATTGTGAGAAAACAAACCGGTCCGGGATCAGTTCTCCCCGTCCGGCTTTGTAATACTCAGACTCTTTAAATTCGGGGAACGAATCTATTTTGTCAAGAAAATGACTGATGATAAGGTCGAGCTGATCGAAACCATTTCGCCTGAAGATCTGTTTCAGGTCTTCCTCCTGATAACGATAGAGAGAATCGGTATTTTCTCCGGCAACCCGGGCAAATCCTCCGGAAAGCAGGAGTGTATTCAGGAGTGTGAAATTCTCATACACAGTGATGTTTGCAACTGCTTTCCGGCACATTCCGCTTTCATCGGGGAATGTTGTCAGATCTTTTGCGATCCGATTGAACAGCTTAGTCCCAAGCAGAGGGATTATATATGTGTTTTCCGTAGCCAGTAAAAGATTTTGAATCCGGCTACAGTCGTAGGATGATGCAATCTGAATGTAGTCCTTCAGTTCATCAATTAGCTGATCTGGGTTTTCTGAGAATAACATTATGCCAGGTTTTTAGTGGTCCCTGATCCTGAATCGAGGGTTGTTAATATTGTATTCCGGAAGCGTAGCTGTATGTCTTTTACTCCGTTGAACTCCAGCATTGCTTCGATGGGATCGAGCAGGTTCTGCCGATCGAGCCAGGCCATGGCGATGTTTACCAGAAAGGCTTCGCGGATATTGCTTCCGCCCTGATTTCCGGCATATGTGCCACCAGGCATTCCGGCACCCAACACATTCGGATTGACCATCAACGAAAACAGGATTTCGCTGTTTGCAGCTGCTGAAGTGACCAGTTTGTCGTCGGCTTTGTATTTGTTATCGAGAGGTTCGATAATCCACTGCTCTTCAGGCCTTCCGTTGTTTCCGATCGTGTAATGGGTGAAAATGGCTTTGTTTGCGTTCTTTGTATCTGTCAGGCTTTCTTCGATAGCGTCCATTTCTTCCTGAATCTTTTGCCGCCGTTCTTCCGGATTTTTGTAGTCTTTTTCCGGATACCGTTTGTCCCAGTACGCATAAGGTATCTTTATATGCCAGGTCCAACTGATTTGATTTTCATAGGCTTTGTCCAGGAAAGCAGGGATTTTATTGGCTATACTTATCCATCCGGCTAATTTGGCAGCCCACCAGGCAGGCATAGGATAAATGTCGCTGCTGTCCCACTCGTCGCGGAGCGGATAGATGTAACTTCTTCCGGCAATTTTTCCGGCGTAGCGGATACGCTCGAGGTCGGCCAGGGGATCGTAGTTATCGAGGACTGGATAAACTTCGATATTTTGGGGATTAGAGATATCCGGCCATTCTCCGGAGACAATGCAGTTTTCAATTATGCCGTTACGCGGCTTTGTCAAACGGCAATGCAGGGCGTTGATGGCATTTATCCCAACGATCTGATTCCCTGCTATATTTGGGATCAGCTGTGGAAAGGATATCCCGAATTTCAGGATATCCCGGTAGGCATTTGCAAGATAACGCCGGACTGTCCGGGACTGAAGGAAATTAATAACCTGAGAATCATTAATGACTTCTAACAGCTCATTGCCTTTTGCGTCATATCCGGCAACTTTACAAGGAAAAACGCCTTGCCCCATGACAACCCGGTGCAGGAATTTAAGTCCGGTGCTGAGAACTCCGGTTTGCCCGATTATTGTTGCTGCTTTTTGTGGGAAATCGTTGGAAGTGGTCCAGGCGCAACATTCGTAGTTCCCTACTTTTACCGAATCTTCTACTTTTTCGGTTTGTACGGAGGATTTGACCGTTTCGGGTGCGCCGGTGGTAGAAGCGAAGAATTTTTCACCGTAGGCCATTAATGGGGTACCATTTCCGGAGGTAAGCAGCTTAACACTCATAACACAACCTCCTTTCCGTTAAAACGAATGATCCGGTCAATCCCTACCGGAGTGGGATGGCCGGTTGAGTTACCGTTTTTATCAACGGGAAGTACTCCCCTGTAACGGTTGGCTGCCATGTCCATGTTCAGACCGCAGCTTACCCCACGCGGGATAAATACCCGTTCGCCGTTTAATTTATCGAAAGTAATACTAAAAACTTCCTGTTCCCCGGTTCTCGGGTTTGTTTTAACATCCATTTCCTGAAGAACAGTTTTTCGCCGAATCGTTGCCATTATTCAAATCTTTTCGGCGAAAATAGGAGGGAAGGAAAGGAGAAAAAAGGACAAAAAAAACGGAGCTGCTTGCTCCGCTTTTCTAAACAGTATCAAATACTCTTTCGGCTTTTTTCCAATCGTCCGGAGGAGTAAATCCGCAGTCGTTTATTACTTCTACACCGTTAATGTTTCCGTACCGGCAATATATTTTCAGACAGTTCCGGAGGTCGGACAATGTTGTTTTTACTTGCGCCATTTCACTGCGTAGCTCAATATATTCCTCCGGTCGGGGAAATACACCGCGCAGATGGAACATTTTACTGGCCAGTTCTTTTTCTTTAGCCTGGTATTCATCCAAAGTTTTAACCAGGGATTTTACAGAAATCTTGCCGTTAACTGAATGCTTTGTCAGATTAATCATAAATTACTCCTTTCCTGTTTTCAATTTTTTTACAGTGCTTCTTTCCTGGGTAGCAATGACTTTCAGGTGTGCAGCGGTTTCCTGCATTTGCTTTGCAATATCTTCCAGTGCTTCTGCCATCCGGACGATTTGCTCGTTTGTAAAACATGCCGGCTTACCATTCACCAGATATCCGTTTATACGCTGATGTATCCAGAACTTAGACTTTCCGAAATAGTCTTTTGCGATAGATGCGAATGAAACGACGTTACCGATTCGCTGTAATTCGTTCATGACACTGATGTGTGAGGCCAGTTCGAGCGTCCGTTTCATTCCGGTACGTGCAGCTTCTTGCAGCTCTTTTTTACGGGAGTCCGGAAGGCTTTCGAGTTCCTTCAGCCGGGCATCCAGATAAGCTTCTTTTTCGTCGGTTGTTAAACCTTCCATTCTGCGGAGGATATTGTCTAAATCCTCATTACTAAAAAATGTTGTCTTTTTCATACTTCCTCCTTTTTTATAATCTTTAAAATGTGTCCCCCGAAGGGGACACGTTCCTGGTTTATTTCAGTTTAGAGAACTGATCCAGAATCGCATTAATCAGCGTTTCTTTTTCTGTCTCCGTCAGTCCCATTTGCTTCCAACCTTTCGAGTAAAGAAGGAAAAGGTTTTCCAACATTGCCCGGTGGAAAGCGGTGGGCTGATTGCAACTTTCAATAATTTCCAAGAACTCTTTTAAAGATTCCCTCATAAACTTAGTATTTGGGGTTAAACTTCACTACAAAGATAATAAACTTTAGTTTATTACAAAAACTTTTGTCAACTTTTTTCAATTTTTTATGCGGACGGGTACAAAAGTGTTGTTGTTGAAGCGTAATGTACTGTTGAATTTGGTCCAGATAATTTTGTCGATAGCATCGCCGAAGTGAGTTGCTTCTTCCGGAAGTACTCCGCTGCGACTGCTTTCGCTTTTTTTATCCTTACCGAAGCGGCCATCGTGTTCGGTTACGCGGGTATTATTCATACTGATAATGGAAAATTTACACCGGACACCGTTAAAACGGATACCGGGGAAACGCGGATCTGCTTCCTTGAAAATATTTTGAATGAGCAGGAATTTATCGTGTTGGGGCGGCTCCATCCCCTGATGAACCTGAGGAATAACGTACCAACCGTTTGACTTCAGGCGTTCGATGGCCTGTTCGTTGTAGCTTTGTGAACTGTTTGCCTGCCGGTGATCCCCGTACCGGTCGCGGATGTAAATAACAGTACGTTCCTGGTGATGTTCGTAGTAACGACAAAATGAGTCGATCAGGGCATTTATCATCGTTGTGGGTGCCTGATCGGGTTTGACGAAAAATTCGTTTATAAAATTCTGCAATTCTACCTCAGAAAAAAGGCCGGTGACAAAGTTCCGGGGTTGGCTGACGGTCAGGAGGCTGATCCGGGCACCCCAGTCAAATGAAAGTTCCAGAGGCTTGTGTGTGTCACAATCCGAATCGTAACGGCAATCCTTTTCGGAAAGCCGGTTCCAGTCGAAATTTGAATCTTCTGCTACGTCCCGGATAAAAGCGTCATTAGTGGCATTATAATAGATATGGCGGTCGGAGAGGGGATAATAGCAATCTTCTACTTTATCGATCACCATGTTCATGATCTCAATCAGGAAGGTCAGCAGCGTTTGTTTTTTATATTCCCGTCTGATATAGGAAAAGCCTACGTTTTGGATATTATCGAAAGCATTGGCCAGCGTGAACAGTGTGCCGTCTTTGCTGACAAAAGGTGCAATACTCTTTTTCAGACGAACCGTTTCGTTCCAGATACTTTTGAATTCGGATTCTGATTCGCAGTCGAGCAGCTCCAACTGTAATTTTATTATCCGGTTCCAGATTTCGAAAAACCGGATTCCGCGTTCTTTTTCGTAGTAGTTGCCGATATCAAGCAGCCATTTTTGTTCGGCGGTGTACGGCATTGAACTGGAATAGTGGAAACCATGGTGCCAGGGGATCGGTTGCGGGCTACGTGGCCCGAAAATACCTTCGTTTCCCCGGTTGGTCGGTGATGTTTCTTCGTCGTAACGCTGTTTATTTATTGTCAGTGCTTCATCCAAAATCTCGTAATCGACGGATGCTCCACGCGCTGATCCGGCGCGGTCCTGAGAAAGAAGCAATAAGCCGTTACCATTCGAAAAGCTAATAAAAT